TCTTGGATTGGATTGGCTTCTGCTACTTCACTCATAATTTATTCTCCTTGAGCAACTGGTTTTAATTCAAATCTTTGAGCAGCTGGCTGCTGTTCTTGTTCTTGTTCTTCTGGCTCTTCTTCTTCTGTTTCGCCAGTAATTTCTTTATTAATTTGTTCAATATCCTCATCAGTAAAATGAAGAACATTTTTTTGAATCCATTCTTTCGAGAAATATTCACCTACATAATTACTAATTGAATCTAATGTCTGTAGCTTTTCTCTTAATAGTTCCGCATCTTTTAATTCTGTAAAGTGGTTATCACGAACATAGTCTACAACAATATCATTCTTCATTGTATCCCAATCTTCTTGGGTAATAATACCTTTGAGGATAAGTTGTTTACGAAGAATATCGTAGAATAGATGTGCAAACCTGCGACGTAGTCTATCAATAAACTTTTGGAATTTTAATTCGTCACGCGATATCTCTGTTGACCGACCAAGACTAAATTGTGCTTCTTGTTCAAGACGATTAATTGGTACATTGAGTGAACGATACATTCTCTTTTGGAAATAGAGAATATCATCAATCTCGCCAAGATTCTGACCACCTGGTAATGAACTAATTTCGGTACCACGACCACCTTCACGTCTTGGTAACCAGAAGTCTTCAATCATTGATTGGTGTTTACGATCATCTCTAATCTCACCAGTCTTTGCATCATATACTAGCTTGTTGCGGTAACGAGCCATAATATCTTTCATATATTGTTCAGCTTTACCACGTGGCATATTACCAACATCAATATAGAACATACGACGTTCTGGTGCTCTTGCCAACCTGTAAATAACCAAAGAATCTTCCATCATTCTTAATTGGTTAATTGGCTTGAGAGCCTTATGTAAATATGAAACGACCCTTTTTCTATTTTCATCGAGAAGACCGGATGTACAATAGCTAACAGAATCGATTGTTAGCTTTACACCAGCATTGTGTTGTGATCCAGGCTTTTCTTGATAGATATAATATTCGTCTACTTTTTCAATTAATTGTACACCAGTTTCTGGATCTTTTTTCTTTTTAACTTGTTTGACCTTCCGCATCTTTGCAGAATCAATTGGTCTTATTTCTTGAATTCCGGCTTTAAGATTAGATTCATTTACAACCAAGTGGTGATATAATCTTCCATCAACATACCATCTACGGAAGATATCATGACCAAGTTCTTTGAAATCCATCATACTTACAATGTTGTCAAATTCTTCTTTAATTGTTTTCTTAATCTTATCGGACTGGTCTAAATTGTCCATATTGATATCGATAGGCTGTTCTAATTCACTTCCGGAAATAGATTCATTTACAATATCTTCAATTGCAGCATCAACTTCAGGATGCATTGAAACGCCTCGATATTTCATAATCATATTATAGTTATCTTTAGCATCATCGCCATCAATATTAATATACTGTCCGTAATGTGTTCCTGCAGCAGTTACGTATCCTGCGCCGTCATCATCACGTGATGGCACGATCGAGGGCTTTTTCTTTGGATCATCTATTTCGGATGCGGCCCTTTTAATTTCAAAACCAAATAATTTAATACTTCTATCTGCCATTTAAAAATCCCTTTATAAGAAGGAGGACCGTTAAGTCCTCCCTATATTTATTTAAGCGGTAGTCACTGGATTAAGCGAATCAAAATACTGATATTGGAAGGTTACTTGGAATCTTTCAATCTCATCAGTAGATGCGTAACTTAAATCTATCGGTGATAAATCAGTTGGGAATGCACCTCTAAAGATATATTCCTTAATTGATTCACCAGCTCTGTCCAGTTGTTCTACTCTTAAGTCTGCTTCATACAAGACGGGAGAAGCTAATCCGGTGTTAGCCGAATGAGCGTTCATACCATTCATCCATCTTTCCGTTGCATTGCGAATCGCAAAGTCTGTGTCGTTGATAATGGTAACAGTCCACACATCAAATGTACGGTCTCCTGCCATTTTCAACTGACGTCCACGGAAAGGAACTACGATAGTTCCCATTGTGGAACCAGGAAGCTGTGCGGTTTCGCAAAGGAAAGATGTCAGTTCAGCATCTCCATTTGCATATCCTGGGAAGTTAATCGTCGCCTTGAATAGATTAGGGCGAGCACCTCCACCTCTCAACTTAGACTTAAAGTCATCAACTCCTAAAACTGCCATTTCTTATCTCCTTACACTGTGCCTACGACTTCTTCGAAGTCAACACCAGTTCTCACAGCCACAAAATTCAGAGTGACATAGTTGATAGAACGAGCCGGTTTGATAAAGATACTTGCAATAAACTCGTTGCGATCGATGACTTCTGCAGTGTTATTTGTTTCATCACAAACAACCCTAAAGTCAGTAAGACCACGACGACCCTTTACTTCTCTCAGTACAGGCTCAACGATATTAACGAACTCTGCTCTCGTAAATTCATCATTGAATTCAAAGAGGACAGATTCTGCTGCTCTTGCGATTGCTCTTTCCAGAACTAAAAGAAGCCTTCTTACATTGATCCTATCGATTGTAGAAGGTCTGTTCAGTCCAGTTTTATCACCGAAGAGAATCACGCCTTGTCCTGGGATATTAGCAATCGGATTGACACTAGCCTTATAGAGAGTATCTCTTTGAGCCTTAGTCGGAGTATAATCGATCGCAGTGATTCCAAGATATTGACCTCTTCTAGCACCAGCAGGTGAGAACCATGGAGCTCTTTCCCTATCTGTTGCTGCCATAATACCAGCAGTAGAAGATGCCGCCGGCACTTGTACATACACGTCGTTATACTTATCATAGACTTTCAGATAGTTACCATCCATAACGAGATAAGAGGAGTTAGTGAATGTATCTGCAGTTGCAGTGATATTAGAAGTAATAGTAGCAGCATTAGTGAGATTAACAACATCGTCTCTCGCCGGAGAAGTCACTGCTACACAATCCTTACGAACTGTACCAGCTGTTGAAATCAGATCATTAACTACAGTTGTTTGATCTGTTGTTGTTGCCATACCAGGAGCGATTAAGAAATCAACTTCTACTTGATCTTTGTCTTCAAAAAGATCAAATCCAGTTGCATATTCTGAAGCACCTAATGTGCCAGAGTTAACCCCAGAATCAAAATCATAATTTGTTATGGTAGTCGTCGATGAATCTAGGAATGTTTTCGCCACGCCAGGAGTCAGTGCTGTACCAGCATTAACAAGAGTGTAATCCGAATCAAAGTTCAACATGTGAATATATTCGGATCTCTCATTGATAACGTCTTTTACATAGTTAGTTGAACCATCAGTATTTTTTGCATCTGAAGCTACAGAAACAAACGGATAAGTTTCAAGAACTGTTCCAGCTGTACCAGTTAAAGTTCCTTTAAGGTCTACAACTGCTACGTGTACTTCGTCTTTTGTACCATTTCTGTTAGATGCATATGTTGATGTACCAGGAGCTGCATCAAATGATGATTTGTAAGTCCAACCATTAAATGCGGAATCCGCCGAGATCATCGATGATGGACAGATAGATACACGTAAACTATTTCCAAGATCACCTGGGAAACGTGCTACGAATGTATGAAGATCTGAATCTAAACTGGATTGGGTTGCATCAAAGCTAGATTTATTCTTAACTAATGGTTGACTGATAGACTGAAGACCAAGAGCGGTTAATTCACTGTTAATACCATCAGTACTGTCATCGGTGTAATTCGTTGGAATCGTACCAGGAGTAAAGTCATATACTGTGACAGTTCCTGCTATTCCAACGTGAGGGCCCTCACTGGAATCGCGGATATCGCCGGCAGAATCGCCAACACCATCCCAAAGTACTCTACGAGTTGAAGTTGTTTGCGCTCGAGCATTTTTAGCAGCGCTATCAACTGCTCTTACGACTTGAAGTGAATTAGAATAGCGCAAGAATTGAGTTGCGCCGACGAAATCGATATTTCTATTGTTAAGTGTGTCCGGGGATGCAAACGTTTCAGCAAGACCTGCTTCATTCGAAACCAAAGTCCTCTGTTCGACTGGTCCCCATCTAAAATTTCCTACATATGCGCCTGTAGTTGACTGGACATTAGGCACACCGCCAGTCAGGTCTACTTCTTTGACGACAACCGCAGGAGATTCGGACGGTGTAAATAGTGCCATACTTTTTTCCTTTTCGGTTACTAATTATATGTTCTCATAATACGGTTATCTTCAATTTCATATTATTTATAATATTTAGAAATTTGGGTCGTATTCTACTTGCCAATAAAACTTACCTTCGTTTTCTAATCTTTCAATTTCATCGCTTGCATCATCGATAAACCCAAAAGGAACAATATCATCTTCTATTTCTTTCATTTGCTTTTTGAAAATCATATCTTTTAAATTAATATCAGTCATATCGCCAAAGTATTGAGATGAACTAAAGTAACCAAACATAACTAAATTCATCATTAAATCATCATGGTTACCAATCGATGCTTCATACGATTGGCCTTTTGCAATGAATGTAGATATTTCTAAGATAGTATTTTCATCAATAACCTCGAGTTTATTATTTTCTAATATATCTTTAATTGCAGAACAACCAAGTCTTTTGGTTTTACGTGTCATCTCAACACCAACAGCATTTGCCTTGATTGCTGATTCTACATGCACATTTTCGTATTCTAAATCTTGGTAAAGACCATTACAAACCAATGAACCTTGGTCATTCGATTCAATTACAACATAAGCATTGTTATAAGACTTTGCATACTTATAAATAATATTTGGGAAGAGCAAAGGAGAGATAGTGTTATTGCGATATACAGCAACCTGTGCAAACGGGCGAACGCTAATATCGATCAAGTTAAATGTAGAATAATCCTGACCTCTTCCCTTGCTTACATCGACAGTCATAATATAGTCATGATCTTTTTCAGGCTGCTTATAGATAAGTAGATCACCACCCTCCATATATTTTTTTGGTGGCTTTGCTCTTAGACCCATTAATGTTTCTGCATTAATGAGTGTATCACCAGTACCAAAAAACGTATTACCAAATTCCTGGTCAAACTGTAGTTGTGATGTATTTGCTACAGTTTGTTCTTTCCATTCTTTATCTCTTCCTGGTACATCCCACCAGTCAACACGAAATGGTTTAAATTCGTTTACTCCTTGTGTCGCGCCTTCCCAGATTTTATAAAACGTATTTCCGATTCCATTTGCCGTAGATGTAACGATGATCTTGGTGTCTTTACCGGAAGATACAACTGGATAAGTAGAAGTATAGAACTCAGCAGCACGCTCAACAAAAGCAAACTCATCCAGGTAGAGTAGGTTGACAGAAAGGCCACGAATAGAACTGCCAGATGTAGCAGCAGCGATAATACGAGAGTTGTTGGAAAACTCAAGTGATCCTTTGTTAAGGGCTTTTGTACCCGGTTGCAGAAAGAATGGAATATTCTCAAGCATGAGTGTAACCCTTGAGAGCATTTCCCTTGCAGTTGCTCCTTTGTTTGCAAGAACTGCAACTGTTTTTTCTGAATGGAAAAGCGCAAACCAGAGAAGGTATGCACATGCCGAAATCGATTTACCAGACTGTCGACAAGCAAGTACAACGTTGAAACGATGTTCTTGAAACTGCTTAAACATTTTTCTTTGATAAGGATATAGATCGAAAGGGACCAATCCTTGATCAAGCGATATAACTTTACAATATTTTTCGGCAAAGTAAACTGGATCATTCATACACCTCGCATATTCTTGTACGGAATCCTGTGTCCACTCCTGTAAAACACCATCACGTTTTACATTTGGATTCCCTAAATAGTTTTCATTCTGATTTGGGAGTGACATCAATTATATCTTTCTCATCTTGTAATAATCTCTGCAAATCAGCAGTCGATCCAAGAAATACATTATTCGTCGTATTTCCTGCAATCTGTTTCACTTCTTCTTGATTGATATCTTTGTTCTTTTTATTGAGATCCATTAACTTATCGTTTACATCAGATAAGTTCTTAATCATTCCAGCTAATACTTCGTACGCCCGCGGGTGCTCGGACGAACGGGCAACCTCAATCATATCCTCAAGGGAAGCACGACCTTTTTCTAATAGATCGTAATAGGTTTCTCTAGAATATTCATAATCTGATTTAATATTTTTTTCATCAACTGTCATGAGCTATCGCTTAATAATGTTATAGTATTTGTAAATCCAAAGTCACTGTCTGCTAATCCAATAGTTGATACTGGATCTGGTATTGTATCGATTCTTTCAATTGCAACATCCGAATCCCCACCTGCGCCACCTACCATATCAAAGATTGTAGTCTTAGCTTGACGAATAATGTCTCCAGTATTTATTGCGCCATAGAAACTAACTTTCATTTCAAAGTCAAGAGTATAAATGATGGTACGTCTTTGTTCCATTGCACCTTCAAAGTCATCAGCAAAACTTAATCCTTGTATAATAATTGGGATATCTTCTTTAAATGTAGCGTATTCCTCACTAAAAGGTTTAATCGTAAGAGTATACTGTGGATTAAATGTAGGAAGTATTTGCTCTACAATTTGTAAAGCATCGTCCTGGTTTTTTGCATATACATTTAACTGGAAGTTAATATTATATGGAACAGGTGAATAAAATTTTTGTCGATTAGTATTTGCAGATCCAATAGTATTAAAATTACTTACTTTTGTTAGCTGTCTTTGTGTATCATACGCGAAAGAAGTAATTTCAAAAGACATTCTTGGAAGCTTAATTGCTACCTGCGTATTATTATAAAGATCTGGATTTTCTCTTATTCTTTCAAGATACTTTTGTTTTGGTGCATAAGAAAGAGGAACTTTAATTTGGCTATTTGGTCTTACAACATAAATGTTATTAAATAATTTGCCAAAAATAGCTACACATGTTCTAACTTTTTGATGATAAAAGTGAGTACCAAACATTAATTATTCTCCGGATCGCCAAACGGGTTATCTTCACTAAAGTCAAGGAAGTCACCGGCAAGAGTACTAAAGTCATCATTCTGCTCGTTCGAAGAAATACGATTATCTTCAGTAATCGAGCTAACAGTCATATCCGAATCAACATCTCTTCGATCACCTGTAATTGTAATTGTACCAGTCGTAAATTCGTGATACTTATTATCGCTTGTATCAATATGTACAAGATGGAGAAGCTTATCAGAATCAGACCATTTTGTAATTTCGCCAGAAATAGTTACGCCACTTGAAAGTGTTTGTGTAGCTGTTTCGCCTGGTACAATAATACTACTTGCTTCGTCGAGTTTCAGTAGATATGTGTATGCATATTGCTTTTCAATATTGTCAATTACATCAACGCCAGTATCAAGATCTTCATCGTTATATTCAAAGAGTTGTGCACGTAGTTTATAAACTGGTAAGTTACTTAACTGATAAAAAGGTTGTTCATGTTCAACATGCATAATTTGGAAAAGTTTATTTGAAAGCGGAAGGAAAATTAAATCGCCTTCGAGCGGACGAACTGATGTTACACCGTTATCCATACGTGCAACTGTTTGTGTCCATCTACGACGTGATACAACGAATGTAGCTTCATCACGAATCTCTACACCGAATCGTGTAAAGAGATCGCCTTCACCTTCAAAGCCTTCAATATTTTCAATATACATTTCAATCTTATGCGAAGAATTAAAACGTGATGGTATATCGTCACCAAAGATTTTATCTTCAGATACAATATCTCTTGGAATATAATAAACGTCTTGCCCATAAATCTTCAGAGATTCAATGACAATATCTTCATAAAGATTTTGTTCTGATCTAACCTTATCAGTAAAGTATACGTTTCTTGCCATTCGATTAACCTATAAAGAAGTCAGGTGGCATTTCATGTTCCATCCGAATAGTTTCTCTTAGTTTATCAATATCTGTTGTTGCATCATCGTAAATCTGTCTTCCATTTAGAATTACACCACCAGGAAGTTGCATACCTTCAAACTTAATTAAATTTGCTCCCCATTGTTGTTTAATGAGTGCAGTTGTATATTCTTTGAGCCACATATCATTATAAACTGATGTATGTGTATCCGGATCTACAATTTGGAATGTTTCTGCAACAACGTATTCGCCTTCTTTAATATCTTCATCAGCAAAGTCACCAAAGATATAAAGACGATTCTGTCTACGGGAAAACTGTACTTGCGGATGGCCATTTAGCTTTACATCAAGCAAAGCCAAGTATTGCTGCATCTGTTCGTAATATGCTAAATCACCAGCAAAGTTCTGTAAGTCAGCAATATCGTTTAGCATCATTTGATATTTAATATCAAAGAAGTTAAATGAGCTATTAAAAGAACTTGCTATTGGGAAAAGTTTTGTAACAAATAGAATGTTTGATGATAATGAAATATATTCATTTGCAATATCAGTAGAAGTTACCAAGTGTTTCAAATATGTACGTACTGTAGCATCTGAATGATATTCTTGATAGTATTGTAATGCCTCGTCTACACGATCTTCAAGCTGATCCTCATCAACATTAATCTCGATGACAGGATCTCCGAGTCTTCTTTTACAATAATCTATCAGTGTAGCACGGGAGTTAGGATTTGCCATAGAGATCTCCGTATTAAAAATATCTATGGCTATTTATAATTATTTAATTCCTATATTAAAGCTAATGCTAATTCTTGGATTATCACTTTGGTTTGGTTCGACATAGTGTTCTAACCAACTTGGGAACATAATTAAGGCAAGCCTTTCAGGATTAATATAAAAATTCTTATTTTTTATTACAGAAATATATGACCTAACAGCCGGATTTACAAGTACTAATCTTCCAGGATTCTTTGGAACCTGACAATAATATACCCCTGAAAGTTCACCTTCGTGTGCATGGTGAGCATTATAATCACCTTTTACATTAATATTTGCCCACATGCTTTGGATATAAGGTTCTTTATCTGTATAATCTTTCAGCACATCACCAGCAGCAGCTACTAATATTGCTTTATTAAATTCCTGAAAGATTGGATCTTGATAAAGGTTATCTCTCGATTGCCAACCACCCATATTACTCTTTGTTTCGGATTGTTCTGTATCTGCCAGATCTAAAATATATTCACTATAATCAATTGTTTGAAAATTTTGGTCGTTGAGTACAAATCCCCAGATAGGTGTTTCAAAAAGATTATGTTGATTATGATGCATGTTTCACCTTATATTGTTATTAATAATAATTCTTGGACCAAGAGCTGGGGTTGTTGATGTATGATGTAAAGAACCATTGAAAAGTAAACATCTCCCTCTTCTTGGTGTTACACTTTCAATTAATTTGTTATTTTCATAAACAAGAGTATCACCATCAACGTTATTAACATAATAAATGAGTACAAGGTGTGGTGTTTGATAATCTACATGAACGTTGTCAATACGATCTTCTTCAGGTAGTTCAGGCCGATCAAGTGTTAATCTTGCCCGACTACGAAAAACATTATTGAGGTTAACATCAAGACCAAGTTTATCAAATGCCTCGAGAAGCATTGGTTTGATAAAAGAATATTTTTCAGATTCAATTGTAACTGGTTCATTATTATTGAATTCTTTATCAAGATAAAAGCTATGTGAAAATCCAGGAACACTACGTTTTGCTTGGTTACCGAATGATATATCTGGTACAAATGTCCATGGTAGTTTTGCACATTCATCAAAAATTAATTGAGAATATTTGTCGCCAATTACATTATCAATTACGTTCATTAATATCTCACATTTACTCTCGGATAAGGAAACACATCATATGGCTGTATTGTAATACAAGCAGTACTATTTTGTGAACGATCTTTGTTTTCTACAATGTGATCTAATTGAAACTGGCTTGTATGTATTACCTGATGTATTTTTTCGTTTGTTGATCTTTCAAGTATTGAAAGTGGTATTGTATTCTGGTTAAACATATCAATTACTTTTTCAAGTGTATGATATGATCCATAATGTGTAGAAGCAGAATCGATATAGATTTTACTATAGCTATTCATCTGAGGAAGAAATTCCGCAAGCAATTGAAGTACATCACCTGGACCGTGTGCAAAATCAGAAAAGAGTATATCAATTGGATTATCAGATTGGATTTCTTTTATTTCAACAGGATGAAATTCTACAAACTTTCTTACATTAAATGAATCAATTAGATTTTCAATATAGAAAAGATAATCTTCACGGAAGTATTCCCCCATTTGGTCACGGGCTTTCTTTAAGTGATCCCACTCACTTCCGTCATCGATGGTATGAATTTCACCTTGATTGTTTTCGTCAAGTGCTTGTGCAGCCCATAACATTGTTGTTCCAAGACCAGTACCAAGTTCTAGAATACTCTTCGGTTTCATCATTTTGATAACCGAATAAAAATATATTCCAAAATCCTCAGTACCGTATATCGGTCCGACACAATCCGTAAATTGTTTTAGTTTCAAAAAACGTTCATAATGATTCATAATATTATAAGTCTTCAACTATCTCCTGCAATTTTTCATAAGCATCGCGATCTTCCATTTTCAATTTCATTAAAATACTTTCAAGATCGTGTTCATCAAGCTCAAGTATTTTCTTTGCAAGAAAGATTTCCATTAGCTATGATCACTCACAAAAGAATCGTACCATGATTCCATTTCAGTAGTTACTTCAGCATTTGTCATATCAACAGGATCGCCATCAGGTTGGCCATCTGAATCCTCCGGTTGATTTTGGAACGGCTGAACGGCATGGATAGCTAATTGACGTGTAACAAATTCACTTTTCGATAATTCAGTTACAGTATCTGGTACATAGTACTCACGATCGGCTTCGGGTAATACCCAACCAACTTTTGTTTTATCAATAGGAGATGTATGATAACCACCATCATCTACCCAGAGAGGCGCAGTTGCTCCACCTTTATTTGTAACAACGTGCATTTTATATTCTACAACAGGCATTTATTTCTCCTTATTTGAATCTATCTGGCCCATTAATCCATATAACAAGTGCCCACCTTTCACCTTCGGTAACAGGTGCAACACGATGCGGCATATAGCTTGGGAATAAGTTAATTGATCCCTGTTCACGAATACCTTGTCTAAATATTCCATGATCGTTTACTTCTAAATCTCCGCCTTTGTATTTATCATCGGGTGAAAGCATAACTGAAATAGAAATTTTACGACATGCAGAATGACCATGACCTACGTCAACATGCCAGTCATAATGACCATTACCATCATCTGAACGGTAATGCAGTAACTGAAGTTCATGGGTAATACCACTAATATTATATTTGAAATGTTCGTGGTTAGCCATTGCAGTTGCTAACATTAACTTATCATAAATCCATCTTGTATCGTCATTCAATCCAATATGGTACTGATCTACATTTCGAATACTGAGATCTGTTTTTGAAGTTGCTTCAGAACCAACCCTTGCTTTCGATGCATATTGTTGATTTGCTGTTGCAATAATACGATCACATTCTTCAGGTGTAAAAGCTAGGTTTGGTTTAAATCCGCTATAAAAAGCTGCATATCCAGGCATATGATCTGCTTGTGGTAAAACGGCCATTGTATTCGGTGAGAAATGATATTTGAATTCATAGGCATCAGGTTCTTCTTTAGGCTTCAATTTTACTTCTTCCCTTGTATTTGAATCCAAACCAAGTTCAGGTCTTTTATCATTTGCCCATTCTTTATGTGGTCCATTTGCATCAACATAGTGGAAGAATACTTGTACTTGCCATTTACCTTTGTAAGCAGGTCTCCAATGTACGAGTTCATTTCCACGATACATAACCAAATCGCCAACATCAATTTGATAAGATGTACCAGGATCATCCTGATCTTTACCAAAGAAAATTGGCCAAATTGCTGAATCAGGATCATAACCAAGAGTCATTGTTCCAGAAATTTCACACGATGGTCTATCTGTATGTTTTTTCAGAATGTCGCCTGGCTGATAAAGACGTGCATAGGTATATGTTGGAAGTATTTCTACTCCTAACTTTTCACCAATTGGTTTTGCTAGGTTTGCAAGTAATGCATCAAACTTTGGGTCACCATAAACTGACCAAGAAAGCGGACATTGTTCATCCTGAACAAGTTGACCTTCCTTGTGAAGATTGTGCATATGTTGGGTAAGATCCTGACATATATCTTTAGATAAAACCTCTGAAAGATAAATGTATCGATTTTTTTCAAAATATTCTGCGGAATTCATTTTCACCTCATAAAGTAATTATGTAAAGTTATATATATATGTTCTTTTAAATCTGTTGGCCTGAGGCGCTATATCGTTCATTAGTAAGGTCACCAACATCTGCTGCATTGGCGTCAGAACTAAATGGGAATTTCTCAATAACATTAAATCCTGTATCAGGCGGCCCAATTGTTCCACCTGATACATATCCACTTATTGTAGAAGATTGACCTGCTGGGGAACGTTTTGTTGATGTTAAATCACCAACATCTGATGAATTAGCATTTGTTGAAAAGGGAAACTTTTGTATAACATTAATTGTATCTCCTCCAGATCTATATCCATTCGCATCTGAAGATTGTCCCGAACCATATCTATCATACCCAATTAAATTTCCTACCTCTGGGGCATTCGCATCTGTTGCGAATGGAAATTTTGTAATTTTACCTCCCCCGAATGCATACCCATTTGCGTCTGATGAAGCACCTGAATATCCATATCTCACACCCGAGAAAGGTGGGCCTACACCACCTACGGTAGTAGCATTTCCATCTGATGAAAAAGAAAACTTATCAATTCTATCGTCTGTAACGGGAAACGGAGATCCGGTACCGGCGGTAGTATATCCGTGAGAAGATGAAGATTGTCCGGCAACACCAGATCTTGCTACTGTTAAATCTCCTACATCAGTAGCATTTGCATCAGAACTAAATGGAAACTTTTCGATTGTATCCACCGAACTGATCGGATAAAGCGCACCACCTGATGTATATCCATTTTCAGATGATGATTGACCTGCACCAGCATCATATCTACCCTGTGTTAAATCTCCTACATCTGTTGCATTTGCATCTGAGCTAAAAGGAAATTTATCTATTATGTTACCATCATATGTAAGAGGTGTTATAAATGTACCACCTGATGTATATCCACTTGTAGATCCTTGGAATGAAGGAAAATAATCTGTAAAATAATCTTCATCTAAATCAAAAAATGTTCCATCAACATTAAGTGAGTTTTTAAACGCAGCTTCTTCAGCAATTAATATTACCTTTCCGTCTGACTCAATAATGATCGCTGTATCTGAAATCTTATATGACATTTTTTATCCTTGACTTCCAGCACCGTCTCGAGTAGTTACAGTTAAGTCTCCTACATCTGATGCGCTTGTATCATTACTAAACGGAAACTTATCGATAATATTTGTATTATTACCACCAAGTGTATATCCATTATTCTCTGAGGAACTACTCCCACCAACATTCGGTCTTGCTGTGGTTAAATCTCCTACGTCAGTTGATCCTGCATCAACACTAAAGGGAAATTTTTGGATTACATTTAAATTACCAGGTCCCCATCCACCAGAACTATATCCACTTTCACCTGAAGATTGACCGTCAGCACCTTCAGTGCTTGTAACTAAATCTCCAACATCTGTAGCATTTGTATCTGAGCTAAAAGGAAATTTGTCAATTTCATTTCTAACTGTAAAAGGAGGAAGCGTACCACCACCAGAAGTATAACCATGAGATAAAGAAGATTGTCCTGACTGTCGAAATCTAGCAACCGTCAAATTACCTATGTCACTAGCATTACCGTCTGAGCTAAAAGAATATTTGTCTATTCTATCTAACTGCGTAAAAGGAGGTGCCTGACCCCCGCCAGTACCATAACCATGAGAAGATGATTGCTGGCCAGCACCGGTCGATCCTGCAGTACTCATGTCTCCTACATCAGTAGCATTACCCCCGCTACTAATTGAGAATTTATCAATCTCATTTTTACCTGCGTCGGTTGTCATTCCCGAACCCTCTTTACCTCCAGCACTATATACACTTACACCTGAACTTGTAGAACTAAGATCTCCTCTTGCTACGGTTAAATCGCCTACATCAGTAGCATTCGCATCAGAACTAAATGGAAACTTTTCTATAGTATCCTGAGCTGCTGCAGGGCCTGGCGCGCCGCCAGTCCTAAAACCTTGGGTAGTATTAGATCCAATCCCTGTTTTTGAAAAAGAACCAACACGCATCCGGTCAACGCGAAGAGTTCTATTATTGTCAATGATTGGATCTCTGTTAACTCTATAAACCATCGTTACACCTGTGCACCTGCTATTTGACCCCTATTCGAAGTTAAATCTCCAACATCTGATGCAGTACCATCAGAGGCAAAGGGAAATTTATCAATAATGTTGGTGTATCCTGGATTTCTACCCCCTGCGGTGTATCCACTTGCAGTCGAAGAAGATGTTCCTGCTTCGTCTCTTGCTGATGTTAAACTGCCTACATTACTTGCATTAGCGTCTGTTGCAAAGGGGAATTTTTCAATGGTGTCTCTTAATTGAAAAGGCGGAGTAGTATTTCCCCCAGAAGAATATCCACTGCTACTTGATGACTGCCCCATAGCATCGAAATATCCATTTGTTAGATCCCCGACATCTGTTGCATTGGCATCTGATGCAAAAGTAAATTTATCAATAGTATTGAGATAAAGTGGCGGCTGAAGCCCACCAGCATTATATCCGTGTGTGCTACTACTTTGTCCGGCTGGTTTTTTTCTTCCTTCGGTTAAATCCCCAACATTTGATCCATTTGTGTCGCTCGCAAATGGAAATTTTTGAATAATATTACTGTTATTAGTAAAGGGCTCTGTTGATACTTGTCCTGGCGCGGGATTGGTCGTCGTGCCGCCAGATACGTATCCATTATCTGCGGAACTCTGTCCAACCGCACTATTAATACGAGCATAGAGATCGGCAATATCCGTTGCGTTACCATCAGAAGCAAACGGATACTTATCTATTTCACCAACTGTAGAAGGATTGGAACCTGGACCATATCCCTGACCAGGGTTTGCTGTTCCACCTGAAGCATAGCCATTTGCATTTGATGATTGACCTGCAGCAACATTTTTCAATAAAGATAAATCACCAACATCAGTTGCATTTGCATCTGTTGCAAAAGAATACTTATCTATTATGTTTCCTTGGGTCGCTATAGGAAATCCCCCACCAGCATTATAGCCACTTGTAGATCCTTGGAACACATATGGTGCAGCAAAATAATCTGTAAAATAATCTGGTGACAGGTTATCAATAGTATTTGTTGCAGTAAAAGTACCTGTATGGGTAAGGGATTCTGCAATAAGGGTACGTCCTCCAGAATCTGTTAATATTGTTTTGTCGTTAATATTATACTTTGCCATGATACTATTTATTACACCTGCTGACCCGCACCAAAACTTCTTCCTTGACTCAAATCACCAACGTCAGTTGCATTTGCATCACTACTAAAAGGGAATTTGTCGATTACATTTGGCCCAGCAGCAGAACCGCCTGATGAATATCCATTTTCGGTAGATGATTGGCCTGCAGAACCATCTCTTGCTACACTTAAATCCCCAACATCAGTAGCATTTGCATCAGAACTAAATGAAAATTTGTCAATTGTATTAACGTGTGGTGGCGCTTCTCCGCCAGAATTATATCCACTAGCAGATGACGATTGACCTGTAAGTTCCCATCTTCCTTGGGTCAAGTCGCCAACATCCGTAGCATTTGCATCAGAACTAAATGGAAACTTATCAATTACATTTTGATATGTAAATCCCGGCATTGTAAGACCCCCAGATGTGTATCCACTTGCAGTTGATGATTGACCAGCTGTTCGATGTCTTCCAGCTGTCAAATCTCCAACATCAGTAGCATTTGCATCAGCGCTAAATGGGAATTTTTCAATAATGTTCTGACTAGTAAAAGTTATCATACCACCAGTAGCATATCCATTCGATGTAGAAGATTGCCCACCTGTCAGATCATCCCTTGCTACCGTTAAATCACCAACGTCTGTTGCATTTGCATCAGAACTAAAAGGAAACTTATCTATTGTATTAGTACTACTTCCGCCTGATGTATATCCACTTGCAGAAGAAGATTGACCTGTAACTAAGGCTCTTGCAGCTGTTAAATCGCCAACATCTGTTGCATTGGCATCAGTACTAAAAGGAAATTTATCGATAACATTAACGGCGGTTGGTCCAGGAAATCCCCCTGATGTATATCCAGATGTTGTTCCTTGTGCTTGGGTTTTTTGTGTAACACTACCAGCATACAGATTCTCGATAACTAAGTTACCTTCTGCATCAATAACTGTACCTGCGTCGAGTTTATAGACCATCGTTACACCTGTTGTCCTGCAGAAAATCCCCCAGATACAGTCAAATCACCTACATCTGTAGCATCAGCATCAACGCTAAAAGGAAATTTATCAATTACATTAGAACTACTTGGAAATCCCCCACCAGATCTATAACCATTAGTAGATGATGATTGTCCAGCCATTCCGTATATTGACTGAGTCAAATCACCTACATCTGTAGCATTAGCATCAGAGGCAAAGGGAAACTTATCAATGGTATTAACTGCAGGTGGACTAATCCCTCCTGAAGAATATCCACTTACTCGTGAAGATTGACTTGCAAACCGAGATCTTGCTTGAGATAAATCACCAACATCGCTAGCGTTTGCATCTGAAGAAAATGGGAACTTATCGATTGTGTTAACTCTACTGGCCCCAGTTTCACCACCAGATGTATAGCCATTATCTGCAGATGATTGACCAGCTACGAAACTCCTTGCTTGTGTTAAGTCTCCTACATCAGTCGCGTTTGCATCAGTACTAAATGGAAATTTTTCTATTATATTTAGATCAGCAGGAGTCGGAGACTCCCCACCTGATATATAACCACTGCTAATTGATGATTGACCAGCTAATGTAAATCTAGAACCGGTTAGATCTCCGACATCAGTTGCGTTAGCATCAGAACTAAATGGAAACTTATCAATTATATTATAATCTGCAGGAACAAGTGGAGCCTGTCCACCGGAAGTATATCCGTTGGCAGATGATGATTGACCTGCCGAGGAATTTCTTCCTACGCTTAAATCCCCTACATCGGTAGCATTTGCATCTGTACTAAAAGGAAATTTATCAATTACATTAGAACCGGGATTCCTTCCCGACGTATATCCACTCGTTGATCCTTGGGCAGGAGCCTTAAAATAATCTGCAATATAATCTGGACTTAAACTAAAATCAAAATCTAAAATGGTAATACTATTTTCATACTGAAAAGACTCAGCAATCAGAATAGTTTCACCGTCTGATTCTACAATAATTGCTGTATCTGAAATCTTGTATGCCATGACTCTATTTATTATACTTGTTGACCCGAAGCGCCGCGTGTTTCTAAGGTTAAGTCGCCGACATCTGTTGCGTTTGCATCTGAACTAAAAGGAAACTTATCAATAATATTACTGTTAGGAATTCCTACCCGGCCACCAGATGTGTATCCACTTGCTGTAGAAGATTGACCTGCTCCATTAGATCTTGCTTGAGTTAAATCCCCGACATCAGTAGCATTTGCATCTGAACTAAAAGGAAACTTATCAATTACATTTGTATAAGGTGGTCCATTTCCACCAGACGTATACCCATTTGTTGTTGATGATTGACCAGCACTACCACCTCTTGCTTGAGTCAAATCACCTACGTCTGTAGCGTTAGCATCCGAGCTAAAAGGAAACTTATCAATTAAGTTTGTATAAGGTGGCGCGTCACCACCAGATGTATAGCCACTAGCATCTGATGATTGGCCGGTTACATCTTCTCTTGATTGAGTTAAGTCACCGACATCTATTGCATTTTCATCGACCGCAAAAGAAAACTTTTGTATAACGTTAGATCGCAAAGACGGTGGCGGTGACGATAATCCACCAGAGACATATCCAGCAGCGCTAGAAGAATGACCTGCACTATTCCGGATTACTTGAGTTAAATCCCCGACATCAGTAGCATTATTATCAGAACTGAAAGGAAACCTTTGTATAACGTTTGTCGTGGGTGGCGATCCGCCAGAGACATATCCATGACTGCTAGAAGATTGTCCAGATGTACCTTCAAGAGCTTGAATTAGATTTCCCACATCAGTCGCATTTGCATCCGAGGCAAAAGGAAACTTATCAATTACATTAGTACTTAACCCACCAGATCTATAACCACTTGTCGACCCTTGAAATGTATAAGGAGAGGAAGGTGCAGCCTGTCTACTAACAGTTGCGGTTATACTTTCAAATACAACAGTTTTATCGTCTTTAATTGATTCTGTGCCCGATACTTTATAAGCCATGACTCTATTTATTACACCTGTTGTCCTGTAGGACTGTTTTTTGATTGTGTTAGATCACCGACATCGGTAGCATTTGCATCAGAGCTAAATGGAAACTTATCGATTATATTTACTCGTGGTGGTGACCATCCTCCTGAAGTATACCCACTTGCAGTTGAAGATTGTCCTGAAGAATTGATTCTTGCATCGGTTAAATTACCAACATCAGTTACGTTAACATTTATACTAAATGGAAACTTATCAATCGTGTTTTGATGGTTAGTAGGCGGGCCAGAAGCACCACCTGATGTATATCCATGAGTGGATGAAGATTGCCCTACAGCACTTCTTCTTGCTTGAGTTAAATCTCCTACATCAGTTGCATTCGCATCAGTAGCAAAAGGAAATTTATCAATTGTATTAAAAATATCCCCAAAGGTGCCGTCGTATCCTCCGGATGTATATCCATTAAAATCTGATGATTGACCAGAGTGCAGATAACTTCTTCCTTGAGTCAAATCACCTACATCTGTAGCATTAGCATCAGAACTAAATGGAAACTTATCGATTGTGTCGACATCTTCTGAGGATGAAGGAAGAGGTGGATCGAGACCGCCAGACGTGTAACCATTTGTCTGTGATGACTGGCTAGCGGCACGTAATCTCGCTTGTGTTAAATCACCTACATCGGTAGCATTGGTATCACTACTGAATGGAAATTTATCAATTGTATTCACGTCGGATGGTCCGTTATTGCCGCCAGATGTATAACCATTTGTTGATGAAGATTGCCCTGCAGAATTGCCCCTTGCCTCTGTTAGGTCTCCAACATCTGCGGCATTTGCATCACTAGCAAAAGGGAATTTTTCAATCACATTAGTACGAGAAGGAAGATTTCCACCAGATGAATATCCACTAGTAGAACCTTGAAATTTAAAAAATGTTGAGACAGTTCTAGCTCTAATTTCATCAACAGTTAGATTATTATCCGCATCAATAATCTCTTTCTTTCTTGTTCCTCCACCAACAAGTGGTACATTTATTTTATAAACCATATCTACACCTGTTGACCTACACAATATACTCTTGCTTGAGTTAAATCACCAACATCAGTTGCATTCGTATCAGTACTGAAAGGAAACTTATCAATTGTATTTCTAGCAACGGTTGGCGGAAAAGTTGCACCACCAGAAGAGTATCCATGAGTTGTTGACGATTGACCAGCAGGACTGTATCTCGTTTGAGTCAAATCACCAACATCCGTTGCATTTGCATCAGAGCTAAATGGGAACTTATCAATGGTATTAACTGTTGGTGGTGCGAATCCCCCAGTAGTATAACCATTATCTGCAGATGATTGACCCGTGGCCGGGATAAATGCTCTTGCTTGAGTTAAATCACCTACATCTGTTGCATTTGCATCCGAGCTAAAAGGGAACTTGTCGATAACATTCGTATAAGGTGGAACGAGTCCACCAGATGTATATCCATTATCTGCAGATGATTGACCGGAAGTATAGTATCTTACTTGAGTCAAATCACCAACATCCGTTGCATTTGCATCAACACTAAAGGGAAACTTCTCAATAATATTAATAATAGCTGGAGAGGATCCACCAGATGTATATCCATTATCTGCAGATGATTGACCAGCACTACCATTTTTTACTTGAGTCAAATCACCTACATCGGTAGCATTAGCATCAGAACTAAAAGGAAACTTATCAATTACATTTGTAAAAGGCGCCGCGTCACCACCAGATGTATAGCCACTAGCATCTGATGATTGACCTGCTGCACCAGATCTTGCTTGAGTTAAAAAGCCAACATCAGTGGCATTCGCATCGCTACTAAAAGGAAACTTATCGATAACACTCGTATAGGGTGGTATGATTCCACCAGATGTATAACCACTCGTTGATCCTTGGAATGTATACGACGGAGCTAGATCATGATGAACACCAACAATAACATCATAAAAGACTGCAGTATTATCGTCTTTAATTACCTCGCTTGTTGCTACTTTATAAACCATATCTACACCTGTTGGCCTGTAGTATTATAAGATGCGCCAATTAGATCGCCTACATCTGTTGCATTTGCATCAGAGCTAAATGGGAACTTATCAATAATATTACTAGGTGATGAAATATACCCCCCAGATGAATATCCGCTCGCCGTAGAAGATTGCCCAGCTGCACCATTTCTAACCGTAGTTAAATCCCCAACATCTGTTGCATTACCATCAGAACTGAATGAGAATTTGTCTATAGGGTTTACGGAAGTTGTTGTATATCCCCCAGAAGTATATCCATGAGTTGTTGATGATTGACCAGCACTTTCACTTCTTCCTTGTGTTATATCACCTACATCTGTTGCATTTGCATCAGAACTGAAAGGAAATTTATCGATAATATTAACAGGAGGCTGTGGAAATCCACCACCAGATGTATATCCGTTTTCGGTAGAAGATTGTCCTGATCTTACGCCTGATCGGTTGGTTGTTAAATCTCCAACATCTGTTGCATTTGCATCTGAGCTAAAAGGAAATTTATCAATTACATTTGTAAGTCCACCTGCATATCCGCCCGAATGATATCCACTAGCATCAGATGATTCCCCAGCTCCGTAGTATCTTGTCTGAGTTAGATCGCCTACATCTGTTGCATTTGCATCTGAGCTAAAAGGAAATTTATCAATAGTGTTGTAAGCAGGAGCTCCACCAGATGTATATCCATTTGCATCAGATGATTGTCCTGCTGAAACACTCCTAGTTACCGTTAAATCACCAACATCTGTTGCGTTAGCATCCGAGCTAAGTGGAAACTTTTGGATTACATTTTGGTAAGCCGCTCCTGGTACAGTCGATCCACTAGTAGTATATCCACTTGTTTCTCCCTGAAATGTATATGGTTGCAAGAACGTATAGTAATTCTTTACCGTAACGTTCTTAAATGTTACGGTATTATCATCTTTTATCTTTTCAGTACCACTGACTTGATAGGCCAACTTACTGACCTTTCAGTGTATTGACTTCCTCTTGAAGTTCTTTCACAGCCTCAATGAGATATCCAATAATGACGTTATAATTCACTGATTTATAATCATCATCACCAGTCTTCACTGCAGCTGGAATAATCTTTTCTAATTCCTGAGCAATAACACCAGCTGATGGTTTATCATGAATCTTAAATGTTACACCTCGCATTTGAGAAACCTTATCAAGGCCTCCTTCAATACTGGTAATCTCTGTTTTGAGACGAGCATCAGAAGTTGAGTTGAAGTCAACAGCTTCTACAGAACCAGTAAAGGTAACTGTACCTGATGCTCCACTTGCATCCTCAATCGTCGTTACGACTAGTTTGCTCATTGTCTGTTAATCTCCTTGCTACGACTGTATCATAAGACATGTTTTCTACAGGATTCGAATCAAATCCCATATATTCCATTCTTACAATATCAACCTTATGATTATCTATCAAATCTTTCACAATATCATCAACAAAATTATATAAACCTTTATTATCCCATGAAGTTGCTTCTGCTTCTTTTTTGACATACTGTCGAATCAGATTTTGCATCTTCATTGGGTTTACACCAATTTGTTCTAAGTATTCTTGTTCTGCTTTTGTAATTGCGCCTGACATACGAACATCACGAATCGACTGAACAATACTTCTTTTGAGGTGTGTTTTACTTTCTTCCATTTCAATATCGATTTCAGAGAAATCAGATACCTTTGCTTTTAGCTGTTCATATAATTCGTTCAGTACAAGAACATCTTTCATTGCACCTTCAATTGTAACAATACCTTCGGCAAGGCCTTCTCTTAATTCAGTTAGTTTAACTGTAAGATCAACTTCTCTCCAGTAGTCACATTTACCAGAATCTAGTTCTTCTTCAATCTTTCGAATCTTGACTTCATTTTTTACCTGACGCCATTTTGCTTCATTCAGTGCAGCTTTTTTTCGATTCATTTCTGCTGCAATCTGCCTCATATTTTTATGAGGAGAATGATAAGAAAGATTGAGGTGTTTCCACATCCATTGAGAATGTGAATGGTTCCAAATATTCTGTAACTCATTTGTATTTTGGATAGCAAGATCTACCTTTTGAGAATTCTCAACAAGAGAACTACCACCAAAACTTTCTGTCCGTGCTAATGATCCCTTTCCAAAAACCATTGCCATCGGAACTTTATATTCATTTCGATCTGCTACTTGAACATTCGTACGAATTTGTTCAAAGATAGCTACTTCATTTTTGTTTTCTTCAGTCATTTCACCTTCCATTAGTGTAAGTCAACCCATGAGCCGTTTGCATAGCCTTGAAATTTATTTGTTGTGCTATTATATACTAAATCACCATTACCTATTCCAGATAAAGCATCTCTAACTGTTGTAGTGATAGGTTTCAATCCTATTCTTCTAAAATGTCCTATATTATATACAACAGCCGAATCACCTATATCGTATGTTTCATCAAGTGTAGGTTTAATTGTACCAGTACGCATGGTTCTTTCAGTCTGGTTACTTGTTGCAACCATTGCATCCAGACCCATATTTTTATCACCACCAGTAAGTACCCAACCGCTACTATCAGAAATTGTAACTGTTACTCCTGAAGCAATTGAAATACCATCACTATCGTTACATGCTGTTAGTGCAGTTACACCATTGTCAATTGTATAATTCGATGTTACATCTTTATTATATTCAAGGAAAATACCATCAGAAACACCTGCTGAAATACCAGTTAGTGCAG